CGATAATATTCGCAGAAGTAGAAGCTGTACCTGTTACATCATTTACATCGCCATCTGCACCTAAAGTTGTGATGAAACCATCAAACTCACCTGCAGTTGCGTTAGTACCTGTCCAAATGTTTTGCTCGATCTTTTGTGCTACTTTATCTGCTACGTGAGCAATTAAAAAGTCACTAAACTTAGGAGGTAAGTTGTCAAATGCAGAATATCCCATTTGTACTGCTTCCCAGTCAGATCTAAAGTCTTTTTTACAAAGCTCTAAGTTTACCTGAAATTCTTCTGGTGTTAGAATTCTTTCAGTTAAAGTTAAAGTTGAAGTATCTGTAAAGTCACAAGTTGCATCTTTAACGATTGCATCCGTTGCTACTTTTTTCATTACTTGTTTATATTTAACATTAGGTACAATAGAAATGTTACCCTCTGCTAATGTTTTACCAGATAGTAGAGCAGCCGAAATATACTTCCCTGCAAATTCTCCAGCATATGTAGTTGTTATTGAAGTTGTTGTTGCCATTATTTAATTAATTATTATTAGAAATTGCTTGTAATACTCTACCATAAGTAGTGTTTTGATTCGAGTTAACTGCAAACCTTGCACCTAATTTTTCTTCTACGTTTTCAGGTGAATGTTTGATGCCTTCTGCCGCAGGCTTAGAAAGTTCTTCTTGCTGCTGTGACATTTCCTCTTTTTCTTTGTCGTGCCCCATTTTATCAATGAGGTTTCTTAAAGATTCTTTTACTTCTTCAACAGATTCTGCTAAAGCTGTAAGTTCTTCTTTAGTAGCGTAGTTCATTTCTGATTTTTCTTCTTCTTGAACTGGCGCTTCTTCTAAGTTAGTATCTTCTACTGCTGCTGCAGTTTCTTCTACTACTTCTTCTGAATTTTTGATATCTTCTATCATACCTTCTGTTTTAACGATTAATATTCTATTGTCTGACAGTTCATACTCACCTACAGGTAGGGGTACGTTCTGATCCTCTGTCTTAATAAATACTTCGCTACCTGCTTCAAATTTATCAGCAGTAAGCACAGTACCATTTTCGAGAGTTATTTCTTCTAAAGAAATTTGTTCTAATTGTACATCAAGATCACTCGGTTCAACACCAAGTAAGGTCTTGACCTTTGATAATATCTCTGTAGCATTCATAATAATATAATAAATACCACTATTTTTTTTATATTTTGTATTGAAGTATTTTTAAATACGACCTATTCCTTGCGCTTGTATTGAACCATCACAGCATTTTATACTATAAGTATTATCTTCGCATAAACAAGCTCTCCTAGAGCTTCTAGGTGATGTTCTACTAGGTGTTTTATAATGTTTATCTTTTCTTGGCATTATTTACAAATACAAAATTCGCAGTTACACATATTTATCGTTTTATAGGGACACAGTTAGGTACTTTTCTACCGTTTTTCATTTTAAACCCTATCATTTCGTATCCTGCTTGACAAGGTTTTTTTAATTCTTCTTCGCTATGTTGCTCACAAGGCATAAACCACTCTTTACCTTCTACTTCGTGTACGTGGTAACCTTCGCAGCCTAAGTCTTTCGCCATTTCTTCAGCTTTTTCCCTACTAGAGTAAGCAAGACGGTCATCAATAATAGCATATTCTTCGTTAATTATTTCTGTGTATAAATTTAATTGTTTCATCTTAGCTTCTGCCCAACTTTTAGCAGACTTACCACCCCATAATAGGTAACTTATTGTACCACAAGCAGTTGTATCGCTAGGATCATAATATTCTTCTGCTCTAGATAAATAACTATACATTCTTTTAATTGTAGAAGTACTTATTTTCTCTTTTTTAGCTAATTGTTGCGCTCTTATCTTACCTACATCAGTTGCACACTTATTATTTACCTTTTCGTTAAGTTCTATACCTCTTTTAGCGTTATTTGCAACAGAATCTGGGTAATCGTTATAACTTTCTAGTGTAACCTCTACACCATTAACAATATCTTTAATATTTGATAGTAAATATTCTGCTTCTGCTGTTTCTATAGCACTTAAATCATCTTTTCTATATGTAGACTTGTCTTGAAAGTACCCTTCTATAGAAAAACCTTTTACAGCACCTGTTTTTACAAATTCTTCCCATACTTTATCAGAATTTACCTTTACAGATCCCACCCAAGTTCCTACAGGGTATTTTAAACCATAAAAAGCAGTTTTATCTTTGTTTTGATCTTCTACTATCCAGCTTTCTACTAAACTAAGACCTTTAAGTTGCATTTGATGTTCTAGGGTTGCATTATTTTGGTTACCTTCCATTAAATAAAGTTCACTAGCTTTGCGAACTGTATCTTTGCTAAAATATATATAATATTCGCCATCTTCATTAACTCTTAGTATAGGTTTGTTAGGTATTAGTAACGCGCCTAGCAATATTCTTTTTTCATCATCTACTTGCGCTAATTTATATTCTACGTCAGCATTAAGTGTAATAAAATCTTCTTCTATTGCTGGTTTCTCTACAATAGATATAGCTTCAATACCTGAATACTCTTGTTCTTCGTCTAAAATAAGTTCTACTATCTTCATAATTATATAATATATTTATTTATGTTTTTTTTATATTCCACTTTCGTTTATAATATTTCTATCTAATTGTTGAGCAGTTGTTACATCACTTGACACTACATATGCTTTTACAGGTTGTTGACCACCTATTGTTTGAGCAAGTTGATTAATAGGTGATTGACCTACTACATTAAATGCTGGTGCTTGTGATGTTATTGGTTGACCTGGCGATGATATACCTTCTGCACCTGCAGTATCACTAGTTCCAGGTATTTTAGTTGCTACTATTTTTTTAACAGTTGCTAACCCTTGAGCAATTACACCAGCTGCACCAATAGCACCAAATATACCACCTTGCGCTAATGCTTTAGTAGCACCTTGATAAGTATTAATAATAGATTGCGCTATTGCCACTGCTTTACCTGCTACTGAACTTTCACCTAATAATTGTTGTAAACCATTTAACCCTTCTGAAACTATTTGTAATTTAGCTTCTTCTTCTTTTTTCTTTATACTTTCATTTATGTTAGAATATGTTTCTTGTGCTGCTGTTTGTTTTTTTAATGCATTTTCATATTCTATAGTACCTTTTTTAAATATTGCTGCTGTATTTTCAAATTGTTCTTCTGCTATACGTTTTTGCTCTGCCGCAACTTGTCTTTCTAATTCTAGTCTATCTAATATACCATCTTCAAGTAACGCTTGACCTTCTAGTTCCCTTAACCTAGCTTCGCTATCTGATTGAGATATAGCGTTAGTTAAATCTAACTTTTCTTTTAATAAAGCAGTTTCATTAGTTAATTGTTCTGATCTTAATCCACCGATACGTTCTTCTATTTCTAATACTGCTGCTTGCGCTCTAATAACTTCCGCTTGTAATTCTATATTAGTACTGTTATTAGCAAGTGCTGCTTCTGCTGCAGCTAGTTGTACTTCTGCTAATTCTTTTTCTTGTTTAATACCTTCTTCAAGTATTACACCTAATTGTTTATTAGCTTCTATTCTTTCTTCTATACTTCTACTAACATCATCTCTTATTTGTCTTTGATCTTCTGCAGCTTTTAAATTAGCTATTCTAAGTTTTTCTTGTTCTGCTGCTGCTAGTGCTGCTGCATTTCTTAGTTCTACCTCTGCTTTAGCATTTTCATAAGCACCAGTAGTATTCTCTTTTATTATATCACCTATTTCTTTTAACTTATTCGATACATCTTCTGTTGCCTTTGCTGTGTCTACAAAATTACCAAACACTGCATCACCAAAATTATCTATAGCAAGTTTGGCTTCTTGTGCGGCACCTGCAAAATCACCTTTTAATGCTTTAGAAATAGCTTTAGAAAAACCATTTACACTTTCAATTAAATTTCTAAATCTTGCAGTAATTGCGCCTAAAGTTTGTTCTATAGCAGGAAATATATTAGAACTAAAAAATTCAGTTATTGGCTTTGTAGCTTTTTCCCAATTTTTAAGTACAAAGTTTATAAAATCATTAAATAAATTAGATACTGTACCAAATGCTATTGCAAATGCATCTGCTACTACTTGGTTTTGCCCTAACACTTCTTTAAAAGCACTAAATGCTTCTTGTACTATTCTAACAGGAATACTAGCAATAGCTAAAGACATACTGCTTATACCTTTTTTAGCTCTATCTACAGCACCTTTTAATAATTTAAAACCTTTAGTATTTTGTTTAGTTTGCTTTTTAGATGCATCTTCTACCGATTTTATGCTATCTTTTAATTCTGCAAATTGCTCACGTATATCACGTATATCGTCTTGAGCTTTCTTAATATCTATACCTAACTCTATTGTTTTTTTGACTGCCATTTAAGCTCTTGTTTAAATTGATTATACGCTTCTTTTACACTACTAGGTAGTTTATATTTACCTTTAGCGATTTGTACATTCTCGCTTTTGCTTTTAGAATATTTTAATAATTCGATTATGCTAGATATCATATATATATAATAATATTATTTTATTTTTTTAACAACTTGTTAAATTAGATATATAACCTGAACCGC